GTGGTAAGTATTGATTTAGAGCAAAAAGAAGTTAAAGAAGTTAAAGAAGTCAAAGAAGTTAAAGAAGTTAAAGAAGTTAAAGAAGTTAAAGAGGTGAAAGAAGTCAAACCAATTGAATCATTTATAAACAATATAGACTTGTTGTATTTAACAAACCAAGTTCAATATGCTAAAACAAATAAGTTAGAAAATTTATTGAGCAATAATAGTTTATTAAAAGAAATCTTTGATAATTTAGAAGACAACATTAATTTATATAAAGAGCAAATTTTAAAATATAATACTTCTACTTTAGAAAAACTATTGGCTACTAATAGTGATGCTAATAACAATACTAATACTAACATAAATGAAAAATACAAAATGTATTATTTATTATATGTATTAAACTTAATACTACATTTAAAAGAAAAAAAAATGAAAAATATGATAAAAGATGAACTAAAAGAATACTCAAATAGTAGTATAAATAATCAAAGCGTCGGTGATTTTAATATAACTGCCGAAACTATTAATTGTATGTGTCCACAAAATGAAACTTCAAAAAAAATACCAAATTTAGATTTATTTGTTGTCAGAAAATCAAACAAATATAATAAAAAAATACTTCCACAAAAAAGGGAATAATTTTTTTATAATTATATATTAATTAGCAAAACTTTAATTATTATGATTAATGTTAAAAATAACATATATAAAAATTTTACAAAAACAAAAAAATCACCATTTAAAATGCGTTTACATAGACATAAACAAAGAACAACTCGTAAATATAATAAACAATATAATAAACAATTTAATAAACTAAAATGTTCGCCATATCAAAGCAAAAATATAGACCAAGAGTTAAAAGATTTTACTTGCTATTCAAGGAGCAATTTACAATTATTTAAAAATGTATGGAACGCAAATAATAGCGATAAAATAGTGACAAACAATAGCAAAGAAATATGGGAATATTTTAAAAACAAATTAAACAAACAATGTTATGATGAATTATGTTGGTTAAAAAATACTCCATTAAATAAAGTTAATAATAGTGAATTGTTAGTAAAAGAAATATTTAAACCTTTCTCTCCGGAAAGATGGTCTACAAAACCAAATACTTGGTTGTCTAGTGTTGATATAATAAAAATAATGAAGCAATATGAAAAATCAAATAAGAATTTTAAGTTTATAGGACCATCGCCAATAGATTTTGACTCCAAAGAGTTGTTTTCGACTTGTGTATGGGAGCAATTATGTAATTTTAATTTAGAGGAACATATAAAAAATAAAATTAGTAAAATAGGCGTCATATTTAATACTGACCCCCATAATAAACCAGGACAACATTGGATAGCATTATTTTTAGATTTAAATAAAAAATTTATTTTTTATTTTGATAGCAATGGAACTAAAACACCAAAACAAATTAAAGTTTTAATTGAGAGAATAGTAAATCAGGCACATAATCTAAATATTAAATTAGTAGCCGATAACAACGAAGGTTTCACACATCAATATGGAGATGGACAATGTGGAATGTATGCGCTATATTTTATAATAGAATTATTACAAGAAAATAAAACGTATAATTATTTTAAAACAACACGTATTAAAGATGAAACTATGAGAGAATATAGGAAAAAATATTATAATGAGGCGCATATAAAATTAGGTTCACAATTTAATGATTAATGTATAAATAAAATTGAATTTAGGGTTTAATATTATTATTATAGTTATTATTATAATAACTACAATAATCAATTATGACAGCAACAACATCAACCAAAAAAGTGCTTACAGAAGATTTGGGTAAAATATTTGAAATGGCGTTATATTTATACTATGACACACCTTATGACGGAAATTACAAATATAGTTTAGAAGAGGCACAATCTCTCAAAAATAAACTTAGTAATTTTAAAAATGTGTTTCCTTATGTTATTAAACATTGTGCTAGTCGCGGAAGCAAATATGATTTTGAATGTATAGATGACAAAAACATCCATCTAAGTGCTAAAACAACCAAAAAAGATGGTAAAGTCTGTCCACAAGTTATAGGACAGCCCTCACGCAAGAAGTTTTGTGAATTTTTCGCACTAGATCCAACTACTAGTTTAGAGCAAATAAAATTTTATATTATAAATAATATTGCTAATTTATTACAAGTCTATAGTGCGCATACATTTGATTGTCCCATACTTTATTACAATAAACATAAAAATTTATTGGCGTTTATAGTTTTAAAAGAGCATATAAATTGGTCAAATTATGCTATTAAATTTAGTCATAATGAAAAAAATAAATTATGGAATGAAAGTTCTTCTATTAGCATAGATGGAATAACTATTGGTGAATTTCAAGTTCATAATAAACGTGATTGTATTAAATTTCGTTGGTGTTTTGAAAAATTGCTTATGCTGTTTCAAGCACATTTTAATATTAACAATTTGTAAGTAAATTATAATTATAAAAGTGGTACTATTTTATCATAATATGTTTTATTAAGTTCACATCCTTTAAAATTGCGTTTAGTGTTTTTACACGCAAGGGCTGTAGTTCCTGACCCCAAAAATGTATCTAATACTATATCGCCTTCATTCGAATGTTTTTTAATGAGTTCTTCAAATAGTGCTAAACTTTTTTGTGTAGGATGAAACCTATTTTTTCCGCCTTGTAATGGGTAATGATATATTCCGTTGTCATACGCACTATTAAATGTTGGACAACCATCTTTAACACCTAATAGCGCAATCTCTCTACTATTTGTTAAATAATTTACTTTACTATTTCTTGGTTGTGGATTTGTTTTAATCCATTCAATAAATCTGATTTGTTTAAAGTTATATTTTTCTAGTAAATCTTTTAGGTTTGTGATTTTCCATAAGTCAAAGAACATAATTAATGTTCCTCCTTTTTTTAATACTTTATAATAATGTTCAATGAATTTTTCTAACATAGTCAAAGTAAAATCACTATCCCAATCTCCATAATCAGTTTTCACACAATATTTTTTTCCATATAGCGAACCATATTTTATATAATTGTTTTTTTGTGAATCATCTTCTATAGCATTTTGCTGTTTATAGTTAATCCATTGTTCTTCTGTCTTAACTTCATTAATATTGTTTTCTTCATTATATTTAACATTATTGTAATGTTTATCTAGTCCGCTTGTTTTAGATATAATATATGGTGGGTCTGTTAATATTAAATCAATAGAATTGGGATCCAATGTTTTCAAGTATTCGAGTCCGCACATATTTTCAACACTAATAGAAGGATTAGTAATGCTTTTATTAATAACTTGAGGTTCGAGTAATTTAATTAACGCGTCTTTGCTCTTTGATTTATAATTTGTAATTCCTTGTTGTTCGCATTGTACCATAAGCTGTGCTTTTGTTAATTTTGCTAACTCCATAACTTGCTATAATGCTATACATAATATAACATATTAATTATTCAATTTTTAAATTTTTTATAATTACTATGTTATATTAATTATAAAAAATTTTTAATTCCTACGTCTGTGTCTTGTAATTCTTTTTCCACGACTATGTTTCTTTATAAAACCCTTTCTTCTGGTTTTTATTGCTTTATAGTATTTGCCTTGGCCAAGTGGGGCAACATCGAGCAACTTTAATATTGAACTTATCTTATAATCGCCTTGCTGTTTTTTGATAAGTTTAAGTTGGTTTTGCTCGTATTCTTCACGTTTTTTTGCCTCATATTCTATCTGCCGTTGTCTAGCATTTTCTAACATTACTCTCATAAAGTAGTCAGAACTCGGACTGGGTGACCGTCGCATCAATAGGGGAGTGTATGCAGGCATTGTTTTATATATTAAAACAATATAAAAAAAATGAAAAAATCACTAAATATAAAAGTATTATGTTAGCTAATTATATATTAGATTATATAAATATTTATTCTAAAAAGTATTAAGCAAAATCGCGTTCCCATATTTCGCGTTTTGGTGCCATTCTTCCTAGCTCCCAGTCTGGATTTGCGTTCATAGCTTTAAGAAGTCCATCATAATCTATATTTGGTTGTGAAGTCATTTTATTTAACAACATAATATTATAATAATAAGCAAATTGAGTATATTTTCTATCTTTTGTATACTCAGCAGTCTGGCTAGCATTTCCTCTAATATTTCGGCTAGCATTTCTTTTTAATTTTTTTAAATTTGTTAATCCTTTGTCTAGTAGTGCAAGCAAGTCTTTATTAATAGCTAGTGCCAATTTTAAATGCCTTTTATATTCTTGTTTGGCCTTGCGTTGATCGTTATAACAGCTAATACTAAATCCTCTGTCGCTAAAGGCTGCATCTAGTGTTGTATTCTCCAATTTTGAACCACCAATTCATCGTCCTTTTCTTTTTGAATATAATTTACGTCTTATTTTAGCTAAAGTATTGCGTTTTCCATTTTTTGCTCTAGTTTTCCGTATTTATATAATAAAATATTATATGTTATACTTTATAAAATATTTGTTTATATTATTGATAAGTTATGTTGGAAAGGTTCTTCCACTCCGCTACCGCCTTCTCTGCTATCTCCCTCGCCTCCCATGCCTCTTTACGAGGAATGCGTGCCTCTGTGCCTGGGTGCCACCGCTCCGCCGGCAACATCTCGTGTGGCAGCGCCACGCCGTCGAAGAGACGCGCAATCTCCGCCTCCGCTATCGCCTTCTCTGCTACTGCCAATGCCATTGCCTCTGCGTCTTTCGCCGCCACTAAGTCCACTACATGAGCCTTGTCTGTTGTCTCCCTTGCTACCGCATTTTTCCACTTCGCTACCGCCTTCTCTGCTGTCTTCCTCGCAGTCGCTGCCCTTGCCTCTGCCCTCTCTACCCTCGCCTCCATCACCGCCACTCTCGCCGCCGTCTCTCTCCCAGTCGCTGCCCATGCCATCTCTTCCGCCCTCTCCTCTGCCTTAGCAGCCACCTCCGCCTTTGCTATTGCCCTCTTCGCTTCTACCAACGCCGTCTCCACACTCACCGCCCTTGCTGACACTTGAGTTCGGCGATTACTAATTTTTGAAGCACCAATTCCTCGTCCTTTTCTTTTTGAGTATAATTTACGTCTTATTTTAGCTAAAGTATTGCGTTTTCTATTTTTTGTTCTAGTTTTCCGCATTATATATAATAAAATATTTTATTATATATAAACTATGGATTTTTATACTCAGCTATTTTGGATGTTTTTCTTAGCTTTTATTCTTTTATCTGGTTATTTACTTTGTTGCACCAAGAAAACTAATATATTTTATTTACAAATAGGTTCGGGGCTAGGGATGTTTGCTACAAGCAAAATTGGAAGAAGTTTTTTAGGAATAAGTAAATAGTAGCTTAATTTAGTTAAATATTATATAATATTATATAATTATACTATATAATTATAATTTTATAGTGTATATGCGTTTATTTAAAAACCAATTTTTAAATGTCTTATTTGTAATTCTTGCCTTTAGTCTTATTCTTTTATCTTTAAATTTTCGCATAACCGCATATAAAAATGGTGAATATCCACCACGTCGATTGCTTGGAAGAATATTGGATACTTATTTTTCAAAATGATTGATTCCATAATTTATCTAATTTCCAAATAGGAGTGCGCTTGTTAAGAGCCCATCGTGAAAAGCGATTCACATAATGGCGACAATCATTAATACCTAATATATATTTTTTTTGTAATGTTTTTTCAAATTCAACAACTTCGTCAAGTGTTTTACTTGTTTGTCCCCAATAAATAGTCTTATTTGGAACATTTTCAGGAATATAAAATCTATATAGTTTGTCAACAAACCTTAATTCAGTATTTAAAATTATATCGTTGCTAGGTGCGCTTATAATAGTAGAACTTGTTTTATATTCGCATTTTGTTGGGTCGCAAAAGGGTCTGTAATCATATCTTAAAATAGTATCATCACTTTTAAAACTAATACCAATATGATACAAATTTAATTCATTGTTAAATTTTTCTAAATGTAAATGAACTTGCGTTTTGGGATTGTATGTTGGAACAATATACGAAAATAATGTTTGAATAAGTAATAATAAAACAAACATACTTTAACTAATATATGATAATATTATAATAGATTTATACTATAAATATAAATATGTTTTTATATATATAAACATATATATAAACATATATAAATAAGATGCAAAATTGTTTAATATGCTTAGAAGAGTCTAATAATTTAAATGCAATAACTCATTGCGGAGTTTATTATGTTCATAGTAAATGTTATAGTCAATGGTTAATAAAAAATAATACGTGTATTGTATGTAGAAAATCTTTAACGCAAGAACCAAATAATACATCCGAAGTAACCAGTGAAGAAACTAGACTAATATCTATAAAATTTGCTGTTGCTAATATTATAATTAGTACATCGCTATTAACATTGACAATATTAACTTTATACATTTTTGTAACTTGTGATTTTAAAAAGACACATTGTAAATTATTTTAATTATTTAAAGTTAAAATAATTATTTTAGGTTTAAATTAAGTTAAAACTAATGTGCCTAAATACTATAAGATTGTATTATGTCTAATATATTATTGAGCGAACAAAATAAAGAACTTTTATGGAATATATTGTCTAGTAATAAAGCGTTTGTTAATATTCCAGAGTCAAAGTTTCCAAACGTAAAAGCGATTTTTGAAAGTAATATAACTAAAACATTTAATGAAAACAAAGAAATCTTTATTAGCAATTATAAAACTGGTGATTCTAAAAATATTGTTATACAATTAAACAAAATTATTTTACAAAATATTATGTTAGATATTAATAGTTTAAAAAAATCATTATTAAAACCACTAGATATAAAAGATATTTACAAAAATGAAAAATCAGAAGAATTTGAAAAAGAGTTGCTAGAGAAAAAAGTGTCTTTTAGTAATTTAATTACTAAAAAAGTTCCTGAAGCAATCGATTTTAGTGAAACAAAAGATAGTCCATTAGAAAATGATAGTATGAATGAACTACTTGAGAGAATACAAAGAGAAAGAAATAATGATGTGCCTGTGCCTGTGTCTAGTATTGGTGTTCAAAATCAAAATCAAAATCAAAATACTTTAGAACTAGTAGACTTAGATAAATTTGATGCCCCTTTACCTTTAATAAATGAGGAAAATACAAATATGTTAGAAAAAGAAATTAGTTTTACTAATAAAACTAAAATTTTAAATATGGAAGATTTAATAAATAGTTTTTCAAGTACAGCAACAGCAACTACAACAGAAAATACAAGAGAACTTACTAGAGAAAATAGTAATCTTAAAAAATTTGTAGCTAACGAAAATAATAGCGAACTCAATTTAAATCTAAATATTAAGTTAGATTTTTTAAATAAACAAATGGAAAAAGTTTTGAGCAATCAAAAATTAATAATGGCCAAATTAAGTATATAAACAGCAAAAATAGAATAAAATAAAAATATAATAAAATAAACTTATAGTATATATGCCTAGTGTCAAACGAGTTAAACGAACTAGTAAAACACTCAAAAAAAGAATTCATAAATATCTATGTAAAAATATAGATATATGTTGTGAAGAAGATATAGATAGAAACTTCGCAATAGAACAAATATTTACACTTTATAATATTATTCCTAATGAAATGTATGATGCTCATCCAGACGAACCTTTAGGTTTTATAAATAATGATTTACCTAAACTTTTAGGTTATACTATTACAATGGAGAAAAATAATGATAAAGAAGGTATAAAATTAAAAAATGAATTAGACAATACAATGTATAAAAATAAAAAACTAGATAAAACTAAAATAACAGAACTTTTACATAATGTTCCACTATATTATTTATTATCTTTAATTGGTTATGCTCATTATAGATTAAGTGAAGTTCAAAGAGCAAATAAACTATATCCTAGAGAATAAAAATAACTAATAAATTATAACAAATTATAACAAATTATAACAAATTATAACAAATTATAACAAATTATAACAAATTATAACAAATTATAACAAATTATAAAATTTTAATATACATTCTAATTTTATAATTTTCCTTCCAATCATAAAAAATCTATATTTTTTGGAATCTATGGGTTCCATCATCAAGTTTTACTAATTTACCTAAAAGCAACAATTCTTCTTTCAAATAACTATCATAATCAAATAATTCTTTTGTAACTTTATTATAGGCATATTTATTACCATTTATTACTAACTCATTTAATTTTAATACTTCCGTTTTCTTATTTAATTTCATACCCTCATCTTTATCTTGTGCTGCTATATTTGGAGTATATATATATTTATTTTCACTCGGATTACCTATTACAAAACATTTAATATCTTTTTCTTTACTTGATGACCGCGTATGAATACTACAATCTATTGCCGACTCTTTAACGCCTTGTAAAAGCGAAGCATTTATTTCCTCTTTAATGCTAGATATTTCATATAAATATTCATCACTTGTTAATACTTTCTTTTTATCTTTTTTAGAAATATCTTTTAGACGTAATTCGATTGATAAATCACTTGATAATTGTGATTCGCTAAAAACCATCAAATATAAAAACACGTTTACTGTTTGTAATTCTTTGGGCAAATCACTATGACTACATATACGGCGAGCACGACCAATAACTTGATGAATTCTTACTGGATGCCAATAGGGTTCTGTAATGTGGACATAGCGAACATTTTTTAAACTAATGCCTTCGGCACCCGATGAAGTAATCATTAACACTTTAATAATTTGACCATAAAAATTGTCTGGTGCTAATGTTTGAATGGATTTTATTATTGAAGAAGGCACTAATTTCCAATTACTATTTAATACATTTTTTATGATTTCACGCTCTTCAGGAGTTTCTGATCCAGTATATGCCGCATACATTGGTTTTCCCATATTTTCTTCGTCTACATTTAGTATAAATTCTCCTTTTTCATTTTTCTTTAATTTAAATTCCACAAAATTATTTTGTTTTAAAACCAATTTAAAAATACCAATACCTTCTAATGTTTTAAATTGCGAATATAATAAATGAATGCCTTTGTGGTCATCATCTATAATATTTTCCAATATATGTAAAAATTTAGGACTATAAATTTGTAATCCTTCTTTTGATAAATATTTGTGTGAATATTTTTCCAATTCTTTTAATGCCTCGCTAATACGTTTGCTATAACTACCATCATTTACTTTTGGATTTGCTAAATCTTTTTCTAACTCTTTTATATCGTCGGCATCATATTTACCATCTACATTTTCCAATTTTTCCGCAACACTTAAGTCATCTAATAATTCTTCTGAAATGTTTTTACTAATATTGTCGCCATCTCCCTCGTCACTAATATTTTCCAAAGTGGCTTCTATTGTTGCTTCCTCATTAGGCATAGGTCGTTTTATGTCCGGTTTAGGAAATACAAAATTACAAAACGCACGAGAAAATATGCGATATGTTGATGTGCTGTCGCTATATAATTCGTCTCCTTGTGCTCCTCCCTTTGTTTTCTTGGATTTTTTCTTCTTATTTGCTTCTTCTAATTTACGTTCTTGAATACGCGCTTCTTCATAAACGCCAAATTGGAAATCACTCATTGGGACTTTAATTATTTTAAAATCATTAGGATTGCTATGATCATAAGTAGGCATTAATTGTTCTTGAGCACTTCTAAAATAAGAGGTCAGTCCAATTATGCGCATTTTAAACATAGATGGGTTATTGATAGTATTATTTGGATTAATAAAGAGTGCTTTAAAATCATCAAAATTGTCTGGAAGTGCTTTATAACTATTAATGTTTATTTTTTTATTTGCTATTTTGAGAGATTGCCCTTCAAATGCCGACATTATTTTTTCTATAAACTCTTCGCTTGTTATTACATCGCTTGTATAAACCAATTTATTTTTGTCTGCTGCGGATTTAATGTATCCAAAAGGATTTTGAGTAATAGTGACCTCATAACTTACAGAATTATATTCAATAGAATCAATAAAGTTTAAAACATTGGCTTTGTAAAATAGTTCTTCTAATTTTTCCTTAGTCATAGTAGTTTTGTCTAATAACAACTTAAAATTGTAACTTCTTAGTGTTCCGCGTAATATATTAAATAAAATGGCAATTTCATTTGGATAATTAATAATTGGTGTTCCTGTTAATAATATTATTTTACAATTTTCAGCATCCATCAAATAGTTATATAATTTCATTGATAACGAGGTTTTCCGAGTTAATTTATTAACTATTCGACTAATAAAATTGTGTGCTTCATCTATTATTATTACTTTATTAGAAAAAGGATTAATTGTGCCTCCATTTGTCATACCATTTAAGTGTGAACTGCGAAGACCATTATAACTTATAAATTGATACTTATAATTAATCATTTTATCTAATTGCGCATTAATTTTTTTCTGGTCTTCAAAATCGAGAGAATCATAATTAGGTTCTTTTTTAACATTAATAAACCAAGCACCGCCATTACTAGCAATATATTCTTGTGGTAATTTTAATAGTGTGCTTAAATATTCTACGTATTGAGGGTGTGTTTTTGTATTGATGAATTCCCAATATTGATTTTTTTTATATAAATAGTCACCGCATTTTTTGAGTTCTTCTACGTAGTTATCTCTCAAAGATGCTGGTGTCATAATAAGAATTTTTTTATCATTTTTAATGCCTTCGGCAATGGCAATAGAAGAGCAAGTTTTACCGGAACCTAAACCATGATATAATAATAATCCTCTATAAGGTGTATAAATATTTATATAATCTCTCACAATTTTTTGATGAATTAAGAGAGAAAAGTTATTACTTTCACTTGCCGAGCAACTAATGGATGTTTTGCCTAATTCCATTTCTTTTTCTTCTTTTAATAATTGTTGCTTATAGGGTTCAAAAAGTGAATTAATAAAACTAATGAAAATCTCTCTATTGTATAAATAATAATTGGGGGCTTTTATTAAAACATTGGGTTCTAACTTGGGAATTCTATTTATATATAAGGTTCTACCAATACGAAGATCTTTTGGAATTACTAAAGTTTCGTCTATTGTTTCGCCTTTTAGTTTTTTGGACTTAGATTTTATTGGTTCTGCTATGTCTGGATTACTTAGCTCTGGTTTGGGTGTTAATCGTTCTTTAGAAGGAAGCTCAACATTTGCTTTTTTCATAGTTTCATCGGAGGGTTCTTTTATAATTATTTTTTCTTGCGTTTTCATTATTTGTGTTAAAGTATTTTCAGGACCTAATGTTTTTTTTGATTTTATAGATTTTTGAGTACCTGTAGTTACACCCGGTTTAGATTCTTGTAAAATAGTGTCTTTAATGGAAGGTGAAGGTTTGGCAAAAGTTGCCTTTTTCATTTTTTCATAATCTTTTTGTACGACTCCTAAATTTTCTTGGAGTTCATAAAAAAATTGCTCTCTATTTATTAGGTGTTCGCCAGTTTTATCAATAATATTGGGAGCAACACCTTCACTGGGTATTTGTATTAACACTTGGAATTGTTGCGGTTTTTTTGGTATGGGTTTTATTTTTAATTGTTCCAGAGTTTCATTTATCATTATTATATATAATTAAATAATATATAATAATAAGAAGAAGTATTTTTAATATTTTACTTAATGTTTAATGTTTAATGTTTAATGTTTAATGTTTAATGTTTAAATAAATTACAAAGCAACCATTATGTTATAACCTCTTTTACCTGGATTATTATTAATATCAACGCCCTTACTTTTAACTTCTTTATAATTTAATTTTGCAAGTTCTTCTTTTAATTTTTTTTGTGTTTTTAAATATTTTTTTTTATTTAATTTACACCATGATTGATATATCGTATATATATCTTTAATACCAAATCGTAAATTTGGTTTATCTGTTATTTTAAAGCACATATTTGTAAATAATAGTATGTCTTCATTTATTAGTAAAAGATCTGAACTATTGCATGGTGTTATAAGAGATATTTTAGGTGAAGTTATATTTAAGGAAATTATTTCAGGTTTATCTTTGTCAAACAAATATAACCAACCATCAGGTGTTTTCCAATAATATTTACTTGGTAATCCTCCATCTTCAATAAAATTATCACCATTTTCATTTGTATATTCATGCATATTTTGTTGTTTATATTCTTCTTTTAATTGTGATTTCCATAATTTTTCATAATTATCCTTGTATAATATTTGTTTTTTTGGTATTTTGTGATTATTTTGTTCTGTATTTATAGTGTAATTATTTGGTTTAAAAACTGCTTTGTATTTTTTTTTATTAATTTCATCTATAATTATAACAATAATATTTGCTTCTACGCATTTATTTTGTATTGCTAGAGTTTTGAATGAATTAATTTTTTTATTTTTTATATATTTCATAAATTTCTCAATATATTCTGGATTTGCTGAATGTTTGATAGTATATGATTGACAATTATTGCATATTTCTTCGTAATTAATTTCTTCTAATTCAGAATACCATGATCTATCTTTGTTACTTAGTTCTTCTTCTCTTATTTCTTTTATCTCATTTACACATAAATAAGGAGGTAAGTTTGCTTCTTTACACCATTCAGCAATTTCAAAATCATTCATATCCTCTATAAGAATTAATCTATATCCATTAGTTTTTTTCTCAAAATGTTTTTGAGGTTGTAAGTTTTTTTGTTTCTTTGAAACATCTATATATTTCATATATTTTCCAAATTTAAATTCACCATTATCTATTATACTTTCTAATAAATCTTTGATGTCTTCCCAATTATCACAAGTCATTATAAACTTTTCAATCTCTTTAATAAATTTTACGTAAAAGTTTTGTATAATATCTTGTAACAGCGGAGTAGTCCATAAAATTAGTTTCATTTTACCATTTTTTAATTCATTATCATTATATTTTCCTTGTAATCTTAATCTCTGTGAAATATCAGTACAATTGAACGACGAATGAGATACAAAATATTGGTCTGTCAAATGGAAGGAATAATTATTATAGTCATCACTTGTAAATGAATATCCTCTTTCACCATACTTACCAGTTATAGTAATAGTTGTTTTATTTTTAATATGTATTGTACTCTCTTCAAATAATATTCTTAATAGTTTATAAATAAATTTTATATTTAAAATTTTAGTATCAATATTGAAATAACAATAATTATTTGGTAGTTGTTCAGATTTTTCTGTATCCAGTGTTGTTCCATAAACACCACCATCCTGCCATAGTCTTTGACATGTTGACTTTTCTGAATCCCATTTAGACCATTTTTTTATTTCTGTTTCGTAATCTTTTGATAAATATAATCTTAAACAATTTCCATGATATATTATAATAAATAAATCCGGAAAATCATGCAATATTTTATGCACTAAACTAATCTGATTGACTCTTACTTTTTCTTCTGATATTAATAATGAATTATATTTAACATTTTTTCGTTCTACAATATTTTCTATAACTTTTTTAATATTTATATTATAATCTTCAACAATATCATATTTATTACAATCCCACCATGAATCAATTACTGGTTTAGTAATTAATTTTCCATTTATATACTTATCATATTTTTCTTCTGTAGTTAATTCATCATCTGGTTTTTCTTCTTCTGTATTAAATACTATTGAATTACTAAATAATCCAAAATAATCATTCGACCTCTTCATTTTATGAACTTTTGATATCTTAATTTGTATATCACAATTATCACTTAATCTTGTTGTAATATTATATAGCAAAGAATGTGCGGTGCCTGTAATATGTAAGGCATATTTTACTTTTCTATATATTTTAGCAAGTAATATTTCACACAAAGTGGAGTCTTTTTTATCATTTTTACTAGTTCTATCATTAGAACTAGTTGGAGACATTAAATCACTTTCATCAACTAATACTGACATATTAACTAATTCATTATTATAATATATATATTCACTAAATTTTGTATTTAATTTTTCTAATTGAGTATGATTCATTAAACAACAAAATATATCATTTGAATTTATTGCTTCTTTATTACTAAGTTTATTAATTATATCATTACTATTTATGTCTTTTAATTCTGGTAATTTATAATCTTTCCAATAATCTACATTTTCTTTTTCTGCAAAAGTTTTTTGTAGTTCATCATTAAATTCTTCAAATAAATTTTTAATTAATTGAATATTAAAATTATAATTTTCGGTGCCTACAATATCATCTTGTAATTGTTTTTGATCTATTGATAGATTTCTAAATATATATAAAACAGGACGTTTTAAAATATAAACTGATATCCACATTATTATACATGCTTGAACCCGTTTTCCTAATTGAATATCTCCCCATAATAATTCAATAATTGATTTTTCATGTTCATTCAAATTTAGGGCATTTAGTAAGTCCATTTCAAATGATGGAGAATTGATATTTGTTGGAATAAAGTTTAATTTTAATGGAGTTTCACCCCAATTATGTCGTTCTAAACTTTCACCATTTATATATCTACATTTGTCTAACATTAAGTTTATTATTTTTTTTAGTGGATTTTGAAAAATTGGATGTCTTTTATTGTAAAATGTTGCAATTTTATTGTCAAATGAAGTCATATTATATATCATTTTATATAGTTTATATTATATAGGCACAATTGTTTAAATCATTTTTTTATATAAATTTTATCAATTTTTTTAAAAATGCCTTTTAAATAAATGCCTTATAAAATAATAATATCCAATATTTATTTAAAAGAAAAAAACATTTTTGTCAGGGTAGTTTCTACACAGAAAATTCTATGAATAAATATTGAAGCAACCATTAATATAAAAAATATTAAAAACACATTACTTTTCAAATAATAATTTATAATATAAGCAGCAACAAACGTTAATAATGTATCAACTACAGCAATATTAAAAAATCTTAATGAATGACCCCTTCTCCTACTTTACCAAATATATCTCTATATTTACATAAACTAATAAACTAATAAACTAATAAACTAATAAACTAATAAACTAATGAACTAATAAACTAATAAACTAATGAACTAATATATTAATAATATATTATAATTTATAAATAGGCAACACTATTTTTCAATTAATTTAATGGCTTGGTCACACGCAATTTGCTCGGCCTTTTTTTTTATTTTATGTTCTGCTTTTGATAAAAACACTAATAATTTGTCTTGTTTTTCTAGTAATTCGTGAATTGCTTTAAATGAACCTAATTTGTCAAAGTTCACAGCATTACTAATTTTGGCATTATGAATATTTTGTCCAAAGCAAATATAAAGTCCCATAACATATAATTTATCAATATCATCGTCGTCATCCAATTTAGGAGTTTTTAATTCTACATAATCTGGAGTGATTTTGAATTCTTTTTGAATAATTACTTGAAGTTTATTTTTATAATTATCATCATTATTAATTAAATTAGTCCAATCTACGTGCTTTTCAAATACATTTTCTACAAAAATTTGTGCCATTTGTAGTCCTGGACCACAATTAAATACATTTTCAAACCACCCATATTCATCTTTAATAGAAATACGATTAAAATCTAAGAAAATAGCACCAATAAAAGCTTCAAATAAGCAACCTAACTTTTTTAAATTATTACGAATATTTTTATCTTCGGCGTGCCGAGAAATAATAAAATATTTATTTAACCCCATTTCAAGTGCTAATTTTCCAATATGTTCATTTTTAACTAAAGCAATTTTTTTTTCAGTCATAAATCCCTCCTCAGCTTTAGGAAAACGCTTGTATAAATAATACTTAGTAATAAGTTCTAAAACTCCATCACCAAGAAATTCCAGACGCTCATTAGATTTGGTTTTAAGTGGTAAACAATTTTCTGGTTTATCAGAAATAACAATATTGGCAATGGAATTTTCTAATTTAGGACGTTTTGTATAAGATTTATGAATAAATGCTCGCTTATATAATTCCATATTAAATGGTTTAGTGAAAATTCCATATTTTGATAATAATTCTTGAACAATTGCGCTAGTAATTTCATTATTATTGCTATTAAATGGATTAAAAATTAGTTCTTCACTATCTAATTTTAAATTGCCAATAGTTGTTAATTCATTGTCAGAATTAGATTCTTCATCGCTATTAACATCCTTTAAACAATTGTTGTTATTTAAAATAACTTCGCCACAAAACATAGTATATTAAATAATATACTTATAAATTAATATATTTAAGACAATTTCAATTTTTAATTAATTATTTATTTATTTATTTATTTATTATTTTATTTATTATTTTATTTATTATTTTATTTATTATTTTATTTATTTAACAATAATAAAAAATAAAATAATAACTATTATTATAAAAAGATGCCAGGCAAAAAAATTTCTAAGTTCGGTAGCAACTTATATACAAACAGCACAAATGTCTTTGGTTCAATGGCAGGTTTAAATTCGACTGTCGGTGTAAGACCAAATATTACAGGAATAATTGGATACCAATATAATAATTTACCCAAAGATGCTTCAATTAATGGTTGTGTGCGAAACCCAACTTCCGGACAAAATATACAATGTATTGCCGTTTTAGGTAATAAAGCCACGACCTTATATGATCCAGTTCATGACAGACATATATTAGGTTAATAAATTAACAAAAAATTACTATTATTAAAATATAAATAATACTAATTTAAATAACTTTTATTATACATTAATTAGTATAATAGTTTAATAGTTTAATAGTTTAATAATTATGCAATTATTAATAGACTTACGAGAACCCAAAACATTAGTGGATTATATTATTTCTTTAAACGAAACTTCGACTAGTAAAATTACGCTAGTCCAAAAAAATTTGACTATTGGTGATTATATTTTTTACGATGAAGTAAATGCCAAAGAACTATTAATTATTGAGAGAAAATCTCTTGCCGATTTAGAAGCATCTATTAAAGATGGACGTTATAGCGAACAATCATTTAGATTAAATGAATGCAGTTTACATAATCATAATATAATTTATTTATTAGAAGGCGCAATAATTAAATACAATCCAAAATTTAGGAGCACATTATATTCGTCATTGTTTTCTCTCAATTATTATAAGGGATTTTCGGTTATTAATGTTTTAAATCAAACAGAAACAGGGGATATATTAATGGCGTTTGCTTCTAAGTTGTTGAGAGAAAATAAACCAGGGTTTTATAGTGATTTAAGTAATAATAATGAAAATAATAACACAAATTATATTAGCACACTTAAGACAAGTAAAAAATCACATATAAATAGTGACAATATATTTCAACTTATGCTTATGCAAATACCAGGCATTAGTAATGTTTCAGCATTAGCTTTAGCTGAAGAATTTAAAAATATGGAAAATTTATTAAATGCTCTTAAGAGCACAAATGTAGATAAGTTAGAAAATATAAAACTGGCAAGTGGTCGCAAATTAAATAAAAAAATAATTGCTTCATTAAAAGAAAATTTAGTTTAGTTAATTATAAACTAACATATTATATATATAGATTATATGCCTAAAGTAACTCCAATATTAAATCCAAATCAAAAAAAACTAATTAAAGAGGCGCTTACGAAGTTAATAAAAAAAACAAATGATCTTAAAGCACAAAAAGATAAAATAACAGCAGAAGCAAATGAAGCAAAAGCAAAAGTAAAAGAAGCAGAAGCAAAACTAGGTGAAGCGGAAACAAAACTATATGAAGCGGAAGCAGAAAGTGAAGAATTAAAAAAAAAATATGCTACGGAAGTTAGCAACAATAGAACAAATAAAATAACAAAAAAAATAGAAGATCTACAAAAACAACTAGAAGAAGCAAATGCCAAAAAAATAAAAGCAGAAGAAGAACAAGAAAAAGCAATAATAGCGAATGCAGCAGCACTAGACAAATTTAGCCGAGTAAGACCTAATTTAATAAGCACATCACGAGAATCATTTAGTGCAGAAAGCAACCTAAGCAATACAATATCTAGACTAAAAAGAAAGTATAACCCTTTAATAGTAGGCAAGATAGTAGACGACATAGTAAAAACTCTACAAGAAGAGGCAGCAGCAGCAACAGCAGCAGTACCACAGGCAGCAGCAGTACCACCGGCAGCAACAGCAGCAGTACCACCGGCAGCAACAGCAGCAGTACCACAGGCAGCAGCAGTACCACCGGCAGCAACAGCAGCAGCAGCAGCAGCAGTACCACCAACACAAGAAGAAGAAGAAAAAGCAGCTAAAAAAATTCAAAGAATATATAGATTTTATAAGAAAGATAAGGAGTTATTAAAAGAGTTAGAACTACAGGTTGCGCAGGACGCAGCTACAATAATTCAAAATAGATTTAAAGAATTTAAATTAAAAAAGCAAGGACAACTGGTTGTAGCTCCACAATCGCAATCAGTACTAGCACCAGCATTAGCACAAGCACCGGCAACAGCACCAACACTAACACAGGCAGTAGCACCAGCAATAACAATAATAACAGCACCACAAATAATAGACTCTTCTAAAATATCAACTAGTTTATTAATTTTGAGTAGTATTTTATTACCAAAGACAAATAGAATAGCACCACCAGCAGCAGCACCACCAGTAACAACAGCACCACCAGTAGCACCAGCACCAGCACCACCAGTAGCACCAGCACCACCACCAGCACTAACAACAACAACCCCAGCACTAACAACAACAATACCAATAATAACACCAACAATACCAATAACACTAGCACCAACACCACAAATAATAGACTCTTCTAAAATATCAACTAGTTTATTAATTTTGAGTAGTATTTTGTTACCAAAGACAAATAAAATAGTAGCACCGCAAGAACCACATGTAAGACCAACAGAAGGCTATAAGAAAAAATACAAGTATATAATTAATGCACATGGAGGAATAAGAACGTGCTACGACACTATCGGAACACGTACAAAAGATCAAATTATGACAATAAAAATACCTAAAAATGTTGAATTATTTACATATACACCTTTAGGGAAGCTTCTTTATTCATATGACACATGTAAATTAGTCAATTATGAATGTAATCATTATGATTTGAAAAAAGATAGTCGCGGATTAGATTATGTAGAGACACCTCTAAAAAAATATATATATAAAGAAGACACAAATAACTTATTTCCCGATATACATTTTAGTGGAGAATATACAAAAACAGAACGATTTCGCTTTTATAGTGGCATAGTACATTGTATTTCTGATGAGTATCACATGAATGATGGATCAAAAAAAGTAAAAGAAATCATTCATAATATTGATGCATCGGGTGTTGATTGTTCGTGTGATTTAATAAATCCAAATTTTGACAAAGGACAACTCTATAAAAATATAGGCGCAATTAATACGCATAGCATGTCTAAAAAATATACATGTGATGGAAAATATAGCACAGACTATGAAAAACAATTAACTAAAACAAATTTAAATGGTAAACGCGACCCACCGCTTGGGTCAATTCCATTATGTGGAGAAATTTACCTGAGTGATGCTATTAAAATAATTCAAGAGGATTGTAAAAAAAGATATGGCGAAGAAGCTAGTTCAAAAGATATTATACAAATTCGCATATCTGCGTGCTTGGGTAGCAATACACCGCGACGCGATGATTATTGCAAAATATACAATAAAGTCCACCCTCATTACATAGATATTACAACAATACCTATTGATAATATTGCAGATTTTGATCAAAATTTAACAACTGACGATGATATACTTTTAGATACGCCTATTTATAGACATTATACGTTTAGATTTTTGGGAAAAAATTTAATACTTAAAACCCATAAATATAAGAATATAGAATATGATACTGGAAGAATGAGTAATGAAATTTTTATTATTCAAGAATATGGTGCGATTATAAAAAAAGTTAGGAGCTTTTATTTACGAGATCAAAACGGATGGTTTGGATTTGGATTTAGAAAAAACCAATTTGATTTACCTCAAAATACTATAATTTCCATACCACCAGAACTATCAAAAAAGTTATTCAAGGATGAGCCAGGTAATGCTCTTGAAATTTCAGCTTATAATATGTCATATGATAATATAAAACCCATAGCAGATCATATATATGAGTATATTAAAAATCCACCTTTACAACAACCACCAGCACTAACAACAACAACCCCAGCACTAACACCAACAATACCAACTATAACACCAACAATATCAACAATACAAATAATAGACACTTCTAAAATATCAACTAGTTTATTAATTTTGAGTAGTATTTTGTTACCAAAGACAAATATAATAGTAACACCAGTAACAGCACCAACAACAACACTACCAGTAGCACCACCAGTAGCACCAGCAGCAATACCACCAGTAACAGCAGCACCAGGACCACCAGTAGCACCAGCACCAGGACCACCAGTAACAGCAGCACCAGTAGCACCAGTAACAGCAGCACCAGCACCACCAACAACAACACCACCAGTAACAGCAGCACCAGGACCACCAGTAACAGCACCACCAGTAGCACCAACATTAGCACCAGCACCAGCACCACCACAAATAATAGACTCTTCTAAAATATCAACTAGTTTATTAATTTTGAGCAGTATTTTATTACCAAAGACAAATAAAATAGTAGCAGTAATAGCAGCAGCAGCATCAGGATCAACAGCAGCAGCAACATCAGCAACAGCACCACTAACACCAGTAGCAACACAACCACTAGTAGCAGTAACAGCAGCAGCACAACCAGCAGTAGCAGCATCATCAGCAACATCAGCAACAGCACCACTAACACCAGTAGCAACACAACCACTAGTAGCAGTAACAGCAGCAGCATCATCAGCAGCACAACCAGCAGTAGCAGCAGCAGCAGCAACAGCAACAGCAACATTAGGACCACTAGCATCAGTATCAGGATCAGCATCAGGATCAGCAGCATCAGGATCAGCATCAGGATCAGCAGCATCAGGATCAGCAGCATCAGGATCAGTATCAGTACCTCCAAAAGAATTGACTACAGAAGAATTGAATACAATAGTGTCTGATTTTACAAAACCAAACTCTAGTAATATATGGAAAAAAGTATTAACTACAATATCGATTACAAGTTCAAATAAAGAAAATTTAAATAATGAATTAATAAAAATAGATAGCAAATTACAAAAAATAGATAAAGTTATTGACAATCATGCAGATGTAGATAATAATATTCAAAAGTTAAATAACGATTTGAAACCATATAATATTATAATAACTAATACGGGAATTTGTTTTTATATAGAAAATCTAGACCCTGGTCTTAATTTACGACCAAAAACTCCACCAAATTTTATTACTATGTTAAATAATTTTATGAAATCAGGCAATAATAATTTGGACGATAAAATACATAACATATATACTATTATTGATAGTAATATAAGTAATACAGAAAAATTAAATGCCGGTTTAAAAGACTTCAATATTAGCATAACTGATAATAAACAAATTTGTATTGACATATAACAAAAATAGAATTAAATATATATTATTGCCAACATAATATTATATATTTATAATATGAGTAAAAGTTATAATCAAACAAATCAAACAAAGAAAAATAAATTATTAATAAATAGTTATTCTAAAAAAATGCTTAATTTCTATAAACCAATATTAAAACTATTAGAAAAAGACACGCATATAGCACAAGTTTTTAGTATAAAAGAAAATAGAACTATGCGTAATTTTTTAACATATATATACATACAATTTATTGAAGTCAACAAATTTATAAATACTTTAAATATAGCAAACACGCGTAGAGAAATAAGTAATGTAAGCACAAAAATAAGCACTCTAATAAAAGATCATTTGAGTAAAAGTATATATATTGATAGTTCTATAATAACTTATATTAGCAATAATTTGAATAATTGTAAAATAATAAGTTATGAAAATATTATATATAATAAAAAATTTGTCTTGGATTTTATTATTTATGATAAAATTAATATAAACAATTTAGATAACATTGTTAAAAATATGTTAATTTTTTTACAAATATTAATAAAAATATCTAAAAATTCAAATAATGAAATAAATGAATGTTCCAAAGACGGAATTAGTATTACTTTTTTTTTAACACCTTTTTTAAAAAAATTAAATATTATTGAAACTGAATCTGAAGCCAAAGAAATATTAGGAGCAAAGAATGTAAATAGTGGTTTCAATTATACTTGTTTAAATAGTGGTTTAATATTTATTTACAGAAAAGAAGACTTTTTCAAAGTATTTATTCACGAATCGGTTCATGGTTACGGAATAGATAGAGCACTTCATTTTGATTTTGCCAAAAATGAAAACTATAATAAATTTTTAAATTTATTTGCTTTTGCTAATAAACCCACAACAAATGTAGGTATAAATGAAGCACTAACAGAATTTTGGACATCGCTATTATATTTATGTGTTAATAGTTACCAAGATTCTAAAAATTTGCCAAGTTTTATTTATAATTTTGAGAGATTATATAAACTTGAATTAGTTCATGCCTTATATCAAATAAGTAAAATTCTTCATTACAATAATTTAACGTATAATAGTTTTACAAAAAACTCAAAGTCTAAGTCTAATTTGGACTATAAAGAAAATAGCCATATTTTTTCTTATTTTATAGTCAAAACTATGATGTTATTAAACCACGAGCATATGTTAAATTCAGAGTTATTTGATTTAAATAATATTTCCAAATTAGAGCATATTAATATTAAATTAAAGTCTGATGTTCTAAGTATAAATAAATTATTTGCCAATTTATATGACTATGCGAGAGATCCATATTTCCATAAAATTATGAATATTATTGAAGCACAACATATGAAACATTATAATAATTTTTTCAGCAATTATGGTTTCACAAAAATAAATACACAAGAGAAAACTAGAAACAAAAATAAAACCAAAAACAAAAATAAAACCAAAAATAACACTAAAAAATTAAAATTGCCTATGCGTAAAGTTATAACATATAAAAGCAGACCCAACGACACATTAACTATGTTAACCAATTTAAAAATGATGATTTATGATTATAATATATAATAAAAATATAAAAATAAAATAAACTAATAATAATAAACTAACAATAATATATGAATACTATGAGTATTATGAATAATATGAGTATTATCAATAATTTAAATATTACTAATGAAAACATAAAATGTATTAAAAAGAAAAAAAATAGCGAGGAAAATGAGTTAGCAGTCAAAAACAATATTTTGGAATATTATTTTAATTTACCTATTAAAGCGAGAAAGGCATTTATAAAAATAGTGGATGAAGATTTCAATGTGCCCAATTACAAAGAATATAATCATTTATTAACAACAAATTATAGTGTTTCACAATTAAAGCTAATAGCAAAACATCATAAGTTGAAAACTACTGGAAATAAAGAATATCTAAAAAAACGTATCTATAATTATTTATATTTTAGCTATAATATAATAAATATTCAAAAAATTGTGCGTTATAATTTAACTAAAAAATATATTAAATTACATGGTCCTGGATTTTATAATAAAACACTATGTTCTAATGATGTTGATTTTTGTACGTTAGACAATTTAACTAATATTCCATATAATCAATTTATTAGTTTTAAAGATGACAATGACCACGTATATGGTTTTGATGTATTATCTCTCTATAATTTGTTTATGAAAGTTACAAAAAATAATAAAACTAGGACACCCAATGATCTAACTTCTAACAATGATGGTTTATTAAATGTTCAAAATCCATTTACTAATATTTGTTTTTCTTATAAGGTTTTAAAACAATTATTAGAGTATATTAAATTGAGTAGTTTATTAAAAATACATATTGATTTAAATTATGATGACTTAGCACATCTCTCAATAAATAAACAAGCAGAAATGAAAATTTTAACATTATTTCAAAGAATAGATAGTTTAGGAAATTATACAAATATTAAATGGTTTTTAGAACTTGATAAATATGGACTAATTAGATTTATAAGAGAATTAGTAGACATATGGAATTATAGAGCAAATTTAAGTCAAGAAACTAAAAGAGAAATTGTTCCCCCACGCGGAAATCCATTTTATGACGAGCATATTAATGTAAATAATTTGCCACAATATAATTTTACACAAATTAGAAAATATAGTATTGCTATTATTGATTTAATGATAAATAAAGGAATCAATGAAAATTCTTGCTTACTTGGAAGTTATTATGTATTATGTGCTTTAACAATGGTATCTAGTGAAGCAGCCAATACTCTGCCTTGGTTATACGAAGCAGTTAATGTATAAATAATTTTTTTAAACTATTATTTAAAAAATTATTTTTTTAAAAAAACAATAAATTTTAAAAATTCGTTCATTTTTAACCCATTTTAGCATTTTAAAAATAAAATATTTTATAATATATATTTATTAATAAAACAACTTAAAAGAATTTCTTTATTATAGATTATAAAAAAATGCCCTCGAACAAGAAAAAATCCGAACAAACAACCACACCAGTTGAAGCGTCGCCACTTGTAGTTACTCCTGAACCAACCAAAAAATCAAAATCACCAAAAGTAGTAACTGACCCACAAGCCGATGTTAAGACCGAAGACACAAAACCCAAAACTAGTAGGTCGACAAAATCGAAGGTTCCAGAAAGTGTCCAACCAGAAGTTCCAGAAGTTCCAGTTGTATTATCTGAAATGGAAAATGTAGTTGTTACAAGTGATGCCGGTGAACATTCTATTAGCACTGGATTTTCTGAATTTATTTCCAAATTTCAAACTATGCTAACTAGTTTTAATACTCTAAAGACTGAACTACGCAGTCTAGAAAAAATGACTGTAAAGCAGTTAAAAGTTGCCGAAAAACAAAGCAACAAAAAACGTCGCAAGGGCAATCGTGCCCCAAGTGGTTTTGTCAAACCATCGCTAATTAGTGATGAACTTGCCAAATTCTTAGACAAACCATGTGGAACGGAAATGGCGCGCACTGATGTAACACGTGAAATTAATAAATATATTCGCGCTAACAATCTTCAGGACAAGAGCAACGGACGCAAAATTAACCCAGACAAGCAACTAACTCAACTTCTAAAAATTGAAGATTCCGTAGATCTTACATATTTCAATCTTCAAAAATATATGGGACCTCATTTTCCTAAAGTAGTTAAAGTTGAACCAGCAGTAGCAGTTGCCTGAATGTAAAAATGTAAAAATGTAAAAATCTTATAATCATTTTAATATTTAATGCTTAATAATGCAATAAATATTAAAAAACATTTCTATAAAAAAAAATTGAAAACAAATATAATTTTAATTTTTTTATCAAGTTCTAATTACAAGTTATAATGATGATTCTCAATTTAGTAAAGAATGGGTTTATATTTATGATGGTATATGTTATAATATTCAATATGTTCATTACTATTAAATGTGTATTAGAGTATATGTTGCTACCCAAATTGGTACCATTAATTTGGTTTCTGGTTGCGCTTCCTACACCATATTATGCAGCAATGTTAATAGCACCATTAATAAATTAATAAAAAGTATAATATAAAATTTGTAAGTAATATATTTTTTTATATATTAATTGTCATAAATAAATAAAAAAAATAAATACAAAATAAATACAAAATAAATACAAAATAAATACAAAATAAATACAAAATAAATACAAAATAATAAATATAAAAATAAATAAAAAAAAAAATTGATTTAAAAAAATAACAATATAATTATTAATATTCTATAAACTCAATATGGCGACAATTGTATCTGGTGCTACGTTCAATGCTTCCACTGATTATGTGTATACGAAGCCAAAGTTAAATGCTAATAATGGCAAGTCTATTGGCATTCTTAACAAGCATAATATGAAGTCGCTATATGTTAGCACACCTCTTATGTTGACGTGGGGTGTAAATGAATATACGGATGATAAAACCGGAAAAAAAACATTTGATATGGCACTTCAGTTTCCCAATCAAGAATATAATAATACAGAATGTGCTGCGTTTCTTAAAAATATGCAAGAACTTGAAACTCGTATTAAGAGTGATGTGATTGTTAATTGCAAAGAATGGCTAGGCAAACCTAAAATGAGTTCGGATGCTGTTGACGCACTATGGAGTCCTATGCTAAAATATCCAAGGGACAAAGCAACAGAAGAACCTGATTATTCACGTGCTCCAACATTAAAGGTAAAAATTCAATGCTGGGAAAATGTTTTTAAGAATGTTGAACTATATAATGATAGTGGAACACTGGTATTTCCTAATGACGATAATAATTCAATTAGTGATTTTATTGTGAAGGGTTCAAATGTAGCAACTATTATTCAGTGTGGTGGTATTTGGGTAGCAAATGGTAAATTTGGAGTTACATGGAAATTATTTCAGGCAGTAGTTAAACCAAAGACAACTCTAAGTGGAAAGTGTCATATTGTATTATCTGAAAAAGATAAAGAAAAACTGGTAGCTCCAGTAGATGATGACGAAGATGTCTGTGAGGAAGTTGTCCATAATGTAACAGAAGTTCCCGATAGTGATGATGAAGTAGAAAAAATGGAGTCAAAAAATACACAAGTAAAAGAAGAAGAAGAAGAAGAAGTTCAACCAAAACAAGTCCAAGTTGAAGATGCCCCAAAAAAGAAACGCATTGTAAAGAAGAAGTATGATGATTAAATTATAAATTATAAATTATAAACTATAAACTATAAATTATAAATTATAAAATATAAAATAAAACTTAAAAATAGCATAGCATAAGAATAGCATAGCATAAGAATAGCATAGCATAAGAATAGCATAGTTCAAGTAAAATAAAAAATTTATATTTTTTTTATAAATTTTTTATTATTACACTAAAAATTACACTAAGTATATATGAAAAATTATGTCGCTTTTACAAGTATTATCCAATATATTATTAATATTTATTTTAGATAAGCCTTGATTTTTAATACTATAAATTTGGTATTTACTAAATGTTAACTTGCCAATTAATATATTAAAAGTATAATTTTCAATGTTAATAGTAATATTTTTATTAGAATTTAGTAAATCTATTATGTTACTAAATGTATTGTTATAAGTATAATGAATATTATTATCATTATCTAATATTATATTAGTATCCAATAAAGGATCTATTTTTATTATATTATTTTCAAAATTTAATTCATTATGCCATAAAGGAATATAAATAGTATCATTATTTATTGTTAATTTATAAACATCACTATTAAGTAAATTGGCAATAGTTGGTGTTAAAATATAAATGTTGTATGTAGACAATTTCTCTTGTACTATTGTTTTAATAATTGTTATAATAGTATCTGATAGTGTGTCATTTTCAGAAAAACACTCTTTTTTATATTTTAATAAAAAAATATATAAATCTTCCAAAATAGTTATTGAAAAATTATCAAGCAAATTTACTAAAATACTTTGAATATGACTATTAGCATAACGTTTAATATTATTTATATTTTCTTCCAACTCTTCTAATTTACTATTATCTTCACTATTACAATAATATTTTGTTACAAAATTAATAAAATTTAAAATATAATAACTATAATCATCTGTCTTGCTTGTATTAATATTATCATAATTACTATCATAATTACAATCATAATTACAATCATAATTACTATCATAATTACTATCATCTTTACCAATATTTATTAATTCTCTCAAACTATTATATGCTTGATTTATATTTTGAAAAATCAATGTTGCTTTTTCATTATTAATATTTTTATCTGGATGATAAATTAAACATTGTATATGATAATGTTTTTTTAATTCGTTGTAACTTATATTTTTAATATTATAAATAGTATAATTTGTAATATTTAAAACCTCAATGGCTTCACTTATTTTCATTTATTAACTCTATTAAATATAATGTAAAACTTTCTAAATGAAAAATAGGTCTATAATTATTGTTATAATTTTTAAAAAAAATTAAACTATTATAAATTAAATCACTTATTTTAGTATTGGTTATTAAATCATTTTGAATTAATGTTTTTATTATATAATAAAAGCATTCATGACAATTTAAATGATATATTAATATATCATATAATAAAGTGCGAATATTTTTAATGTTATAATTAGCGCTTGTTATAAGTTCTATATATGTGTCACATATTGATTTATGATGCTCAATAAATTTTAAATTATTTGAAATATCTAAATAACTAAAAATATTTGGGTTATTTACTTTATAACAAAGTTGCTTTATTGAATCATCATTGTTATTATTATTATTATTATTATTATTATTATTATTATTATTATTATTATTATTATTATTATTATTATTATTATTATTATTATTATTATTATTATTATTATTATTATTAGTTAAACATTTAAAAAAATGTTTGTTATTTTTATTACATAATCCATATATTATTTTTTTATTTAATTTTGTAAAATATAGCACCTTATACATATTTGTTATTTTATATGGTATAAAACTTATACTTTCTGTTATTATAATGTATTTTATAGTTAAAGATGAAAATAATTCTTTTTGCATATAATTATATAGTAAATCTAACAAATCATAATTAATTTTATCAAAATTACGAAAAACAATATATCCTTTTTTGCTAGACGACGAAGCAATAGAATTATATATAATAGTATATATATCATTCCAAGAAGATTTACTATTGTATATGAAATTTTCTACATCTATTTCATAATGTATATCACTAATTTTTATATAAAAATTTGTTTTTACTAACTCTATATGTAATTTTTTTTCATATTTTAAATTACTTGGACTAAAATGTTGTAAAAGTTTTAGCGCATTTTTATATTTATATGAACAAGGAGGTCCGTAAAAAATATAATTATTAAAATTGTTGCTTACATCAGTATTAGTATTTGGAGATTTGTTTATAATTTGTAATAATTCTTTATTAAAATTATAATTACTATTTTCATTTATAATTTCAATATAATTTTTTTTTAAATTCATTATTTGTGTAATTGTTTATAAATATTATAACTATGAATAATAGTTTTAATATTTAAATTTATATACATTTTAAATGTTTTAAATGAATTATTATTAATATATAAAACTATAATTAATAGTTTATTAATTATAGTAATTAATATAATATGATTTGCGAAAATTTAAAAACAATTGATTACGATGCTATAATAATTAATGAACCAATTAAAAATAGTGTTTTACAATACAATTATTTTTATAAATTACTATATTCTACAAATATAGTAGTATTAACAAGTATATTTTTATTATTTGAATTGAGTAATGTAATACTTGAAAATGATAAAGCACTATTTAATAAAAATACTATTAATGATAGTGTTTTTAATAAACTTAATCATTTAGAAGAATATATATTAAATTTAATTAATAATTCTAAAACTAAATCATATAAATTTAAAGAATTTCATGAAAATCAATATTTCAAATATTCATTGAGTGATGATATTGATAAATTTAATAATTATAAATATGTTGATACATTAGATGGAAAAAATAGCAAATTTATATTAAAAATATCTGGCATATGGGAATCTAAAGACAATATAGGACTAACATTTAAAATTATTATTGCTAATAAATGTATTAAATTTAATTGATCTAATAATCTTAATCTTCTTTATTCATCGGTTGAAAAAACTGCTAAATTAATATGAATCATAAATAATAATATAAAATTTATAGTACATAATATATATGTTATATTTTTTATATTTTCAATGTAACTTATAGATACATCAGATTTTTTGGGTTTTGTTATATATTGAAATAAATACATACTTATTAAAATTATTTTAACTATCAGTAAAGCTGACGAGACACCCGAAAATATATGATAATCAGGTGTAACTTTATTACTATTTATTCTAGTAAAGTATGAAAAGTTCAAATATATTATATAGATAATTACAAATAAAGTTAAAACAATAGGAAGTATACTTAACATGGTTGTTAAGAAACTAATTTTTTTAATAGTTTCATTATCGAATATTTTATTTGAAAAAAGATATATTCCTATAAATGCCATAATACTTAAAGCAATTGCTGTTAAACCATAACCCCATATTGTTGACGATGCTGGACCCATAGTTCCTGATTGAGAATAACTTCCAGATAAACATAACTTAATAATAATTCCAGCACAAGCCAAAAATGCTATAGTTAGTAACTCCAAATAACTATTTTCGGATACTCCGAAACCAAATATACCTTGTTTATTTGTTATTGCTCGAGCTTCTTCTTTATCTCTTGCTTCTTGTTGTTGTTGTATACTTTGTTCTCTAGGTGGCATATGTAATTAATATATATAAATATTATTACTTAATAAGTATTTTGTAAAAAATAAATAATAAGTATAAAATAAGTATAAAATATATATTTTATAAATATAAGTATAAAATATATACTATGAATCATAATCATCCATTAATAAAGACAAGTCATAATTTTGTTTTAGACAGAAAGGTTTTATTTATTGATAGTAATGATCGTGATATTGAACGTTGGCCAAGTGCTTCGGAATTTGAAATAAATTGTCCTCAAAATTACACTAATGTTGAATCATTACGACTATCAAGCATAATGTTGCCTAATTTTTTTTATAATATAAGCGAACAATTGCGAACAAATAAAATGATTGTCGAGTATAGTGGCTCATCAACTATTATTACTTTAGATGATGGTTATTATAATTATAGTCAATTACAAGATGCTTTACAAACCAAGATTAGAGCAATAAATAATGACTTCGGCACTTATTTTGACGTTTCTTATAACCCAATTAATCGCAAATATACTTTTTTATTTAAAAAAACTAATGGAACAGCATTTATATTTAGATTTGATTTACCTAATAGCTATAATTGTGCTAAAGATAACTATAAAACAGATGTATATGCTCAACATAGCAATTGGGGTTTAGGTTATATTTTGGGTTTTGATAAAATAAAATATACTTCTTCTAGTATTCCAGATGGTAGTCATACTCATCAACAACTAATTGCTCCTAATCCAAGTGATTTAGAAGATAATAAATATATATATATTGAATTAGAAAAATACAATAAATGTGATGAAATCAAACCTTTCTTATATTATAATTATAATAATGCCAATTCAGGTATAGTAAATTCGGCATTTGCTAAAATCCCTATTTATCCATTTCAAGACAATAAAGGTTTAGTAAATGATGGGTATTTTGAAAATATTAGTTATTATCAACCACCAATAGATAAAATAGCTAAACTTAAATTAAAATTTAGATATCATAATGGTATGTTGGTTGATTTTCACAATTTTAATGTTTCTTTATCATTAGAAATTAATCAAATTCGCAATGAAATGAACAATTATGAAGTTAGAACTCCATATAAAGTCTGTAACTCATAAATTTTTTATCATAAATTTTTTATCATACATTTTTTATCATAAATTTTTTATTAAAGATTATTTTCTTTAATATAGCAGGTTTCGCATAATGGAATATATTCACTAGTTCCTATTAAAATTTGAAAATAATTAGTATTATTAACAATGCGATGACTATAGCAAGATGCGCCGTCACATTTTACACATTTTCCAGTCATTTTAAATATAGTTCTTGATTTGGGTAATAGTTCCATCATTGTACCAAATTTTTGCCGTTTGTAATCTAAATCAAGACCACATAATATAACATTTTTTCCTAATGTCTCATTTAAAT